TTTTGTTGTAACCGTATGATATCGTTATCCAACATACGAATGCGGTCTATTAAGCCTACCAGAGTGGTCATAGTTTCGCCAAGCTTGGATTTTATTTTGGTAGTAATAAACTGCCAGATAAAATAAATCATGTACAGCAAGCCAACTGTCGCAACAATCGGAAACCCGTATTCGTTAATTACTTGAGCAATATTCATCAGTCGCGCCTTGCATCTTCTTTTCCATCGGCTCTCGATATCCTTTCTAAGTCTGGGCGTATGCCTAAAACGCTACACATCGTGCAATCCATGCGAACCATATCGTGGTTCATGGTTTTAACTCTATTGTCTAAATTTTGTACAATCAAATGAATGCTTTGCACCTGACCAACCACAGACTCAAGGATGTATTTGATTGTTAGGAATATAAAGAAACCACCAATAAGCGACATCGCTATCGGAAAACCGACCTCTGCAATCAGAGCAAACACTTCGCCCATCAGTCACCGCCTTTGAAGGCTTTGCTTTGTTTGTTCGTTCCTGCGTAAATTCCAAACACCGCTGCCATCGCGCCAACAACAATGCTGACCAATCCGGCTTGTTCTAGGTTTGGTTCTTCTAATTCCATGAACCAAGTGACTACGTCGTAAAGCAATACAATGTAAACCGTGACAAAGATCCTAGGGAATATGCGCCAAGCATCTACCGTCTTAGCTAAATGCACCCACTTTTGGAATGGGTTGACCCCTATATTGTTGGGCGTGACCTCTAGTTCCAACTCAACCTTCTTTTTGACAGGTTCTTCGGGTTTTACTTCTGGGGTTATTTCGGTCATTGCTATGCAAACCTTCTTGTAAATCGGCGACCATATCGAGAGGACGCTGGCATAGCAGAGCCTAATCCACCGACAGTGCCTTCAGAAGCAACGTCATCTGAATATGCGTCTTCATAAACGGTCTCAAAAGACTCTCCAAATTCTTCTGCCCTTACTTCTGCCTCTTCTGCTTGTTCTTTTGCTTCAATGGTTTTTGTTGCCGCGTCTGCCGTGGCTGCCCCCGTAGTTGCCAATCCTTCTGCGTTGACAGTTCCTGTGTATTTTCCTGTGGTATCAAGGACTTTTATTGCAGCATCGACCACTTTGCTTCCAGTTGTTGTAGCTGCTTCTGTTAATAACTCGGCTGCTTTTAAATTTGTTGATGCAAAAATTGGTTGGCTTAAAGAGTTCATAAAAGCTGTGTTGTTTAGCAAGCCTTTTAAAACCGTTGGATTGATTCCCGTTAACGAACCTCCAGCCCTTATTATGTTTGCTGCGTTTGCATAAGCTTCTGCGGATAATCCTGCGTTGATAACAGTGTTTGTTGTCCCAACGCCAAGTGCTGCTTGGCTTGCTGCAAGCGTTCCTCCAGTTCCTGCTGCGCCAACCCCTGATGCGCCCGTCAATCCTGCTGCTTGGGCTTGCTCTACTGTCATTTCCCTAAACGCATTTGTCCAACCGTTGGCAATGCTTCCTGCTGCGAAGTAACTCCCTGCTGCGCTTAATGCGATACTAAAAAAAGAATCCCCTGCTTCAATTCCTTGAGCAGTTGCGCCTGCACCTGCGCCAAAAGCTGCACCCGGTGGACCGCCAACCATAAAACCTAACGTGCCTCCAACAATCGCGCCAATGTTTCCTTTTAAAAAACTTGAGAAAAACCCTTCTGATTTTGTTTGTTGTTGCCTAGCAGTTTCTCTTACAGCGTAATCGTAAGCTTGAAGTGCATAAGTTGGATTTAAATCAGAGGTTATTTCACCCGTTTCTAAATATCGCTTGAGTGCTTCGTTTGATCCGTATTCTGAGTTAATTGCATTTGAAAACTCTGGTCGGTCACCTGATGCAAAAGATTTAAGTGCGCCCCAATTGGACTTATTACCGCCCATCTTGTTGCCACCTTCAAAACCAGAAGACTCGTACTGCCCCCATTCGCTGTAAAGGCTTCTTAATTTGTCGTATACATTTTCTTCTCTTGCTCCGACGTTGGCTGCGCCTGCGCCTGAAATACTATAGGGTAAATTCTTAGCATTAAATTGATTGGGTCTAATGAACTGAACCCCTGCTTGCGCCCATGAAGAAGGCTCAAACAAAGGAATGTCTGCGAAACCTGCTGACCTTAACGAGTTTTTCGCGTTCTTTAACTCATCAGAATCTGGCACGTAATCTTTGTGATACATGAGATTAGTAGATAAATCGTCATAATCTGCGTTGTATTCAAAATCTTCACCAAGATATCCTGCGCGTTTTGCTGCAAAATTATAATTAGATAAAGCACCGTAATCGGTTTCGTTTAACCTAGTCCTAATTCCTGAGCCTCTTTCGTAACCAGAAGCCATGTCGCCTGTTAGTTGCCCAGAACCAAAAAGCTCTGCTGCCTTACCAGCACCAGTCAAACCGCCTAGATAACCAAAATCTCCTGCAGTCAACATTTAAACTTGTCCACCAGAAAGCTCCATTGCAAGCAACCGAAGCACCTCATCAAAACTTTTATCTAAGTCTTTTGCTGTTTTTGCAAACTTTCTAGGACTTAACTCGCTACTTGATATCTTGCGTCTTTCAAGAAAACTTTTTGCTGCTCGTATCTCTGCTGCTGCTACTTTTTTTACTGCTGCTTTCGCCATTTGTTACCACGCTTTGCAAGACCAGTATCTTGCTTTGGTTTTAGGACCGGGGGTGTCGCAATTATGTCTTGCCCTAAAATTCTTTCGTCGCCCCTTTTGATTCTTTTTTATCTTCATGTTTGGATCGCCGAATGTCACTCTTTTTACTCGGTCACCATCCATAACATAAACAACAGATTTCTTTTTGCCATGACTGGTCTCGCCTTTTGCGATTCGTCTTGGGCTGTTGAGCTTGACTGACTTCCCTTTGTAGGTAGCCATTATTTTTTATGGACAGCTTGTACTGAAAAAGACGCTTTCTTGCTTGCGCCTTTATGCGCTTTATACCCACCAGAAGGGTCTTTCATTAACTTATAGCCTTTGCCTGACTTCATCCAATGAAAACCTTTGGGTGCTTCGACTGATTTGTTCGCCATCATTTTTTCCTTTTGCTTTTAGAGGCTTGTATTGCCCTACCTTGTCGCTCGGCATCTGAGCGTCGTTTATAGACCTTCCCAGATTTACCCCAACGATAACCGCCTTTTACTTTGACGACGGGCAATCTACTTTCCCATCATTCTCGAAGAACTGTGTCCTAGTAGTTCGTCCATCATAGAACCAACATCGCCACCATGGAGCTTAATGACTTTAACTTTCATGCCATCGTCATCCATTTCTTCATACTCTTCTTCAGAATCGTCATCCATCATGCCATATTCTGCCTGATGGCAAAGCAACATAAAGTTAACTAACTGTTCCTCGGTCATCTCAAGACCTTCTGCATCAGCAGGAAATCCCATCTTTTCTTCAAACAAAGCGTTTAAATCTTCAATGTTTTCTACGTTAATCTCAGCCATTGTAAGCTCCTAAGTTCATACTGGTTAATGCGCCAACTTCTCCTGTCGTGCGCCTTCTAATATCAGCAATTTTCTGTAACAAGTAATTCGCTGCAACTTGATTCGGGTTGCTTCTTCTAGGTGGCATGGGTCTTGGTTGGGGTGCAGGCATTGGCATTGGCTGCGTTGGTATACCACCCGAAAAAGCTGCTGGGTTTATTGGAGGTAAGTTAATCTTCTCTCTCCATTGATGCTTCTAAAAACATATTTATGAAGTTGTCGTACTCTTCGCTAAAATCATCTATGTCTTCTGGCATAGCGTCGTTTAACTGCAAAGCAATATCAAGAGGAATGCCTGCCACTTCAACAAGATTTTCTAACCTGTCATAGTTCTTGATAAAAGGACGGTCAGGATCGATTCTTCTAAGTTCCTCTGGGTCTATAGAGCTAAGTGACATTGTTCCGTCAATGTTTGGAGTTTCAAATTGTCTTCTTTCGGATTCTCTCATTGGTTTGTCAATGTCTGGAAGAAGTTGTCTTATTTCTGATTCTCTTAGTCCTTCAAGTTGTCTTATTTCTGATTCTCTTAGTCCTTCAAGTTGTCTTCTTTCGGGTTCTCTTCTTAGTCCTTGAAGTTGTCTTCTTTCGGATTCTCTCATTGATTTGTCAATGTCTGGTAATCCGCCCATTCTCATGTCTCGCTCATTCATCTTTCATCGCCTCCATTTGGCTTTTCTGTTGTTCCATCTGGAGTTCAGCTTGGTTTTGTTGTTGCTCCATTTGAATCTTAGCTTGGTTCTTTTCTCTTTCAATTTGCAATTCGGCTTGTAACTTTGCAATTTTAGCTTGCAGCTCTGCGTTAGCTTTCGCAGCTTCGATCTGCATATCTTGTTGTGCTTCGGCTTGCTTAATCTGAATGTTGTTCTGTGCCTTAGCTTGGTCTGCGTTAATCTGTGATTGAGTCCTAGCTTGCAAAGACTGAGCTTCTAGTTGTGCAAGTTGTTGTGCGTATTGCAATGGATTCTGTTGTTGATTTTGTTGCATGTTCATCGCAGGGATTGGCTTCATCTGTGGTGCTTGTTGTACCACTTGCGCTGCCCTTTGACTGATCTGCATATCAAGCTCTGGGTCAATGTCCTCAAAGCGGAACTTGGGATCTCTGAGATTTGGCAAGTTCGGAAGCTCCATGTTGATTCCTGCTTGCATCCGAGTCCGATACAGTAACGCAATGTGTTCTGCAATATGTGCCATCATAATTGGCATGATTGCTTTGTTTATCTGAGGATTGCCACCTAAAGATGGGTCTTGCAAGAACTGAATGTGAACTGCAATATGCGATTCATGGTCTTGTTCTGGGAACGCTTTGATTGGTTTGCCATACAAAACCGCCATGTTTTCGTCGATTGGGTCTAGCCTTGCTGCTTCTTCTGGCTTTTTTAAAACCTCATCAATGTTTGGGATACGGACCGCTTCGTACATTCTTTTGTACGCTTCGTAAATATCGTGCAACTCTGGGGCAGAACGTGCCATCTCAAGAACCGCTTGAGCTTGAGCAATACGCTGGGTTGCGCTAAAGATATTCGGGTCAGAGACTGGAATAACATCAATTCGATCATCAAAATCTCTTGCGTAAATAATTTCTGAGCCACTGTTTGTTGAAAACTGAAACTGTTCTGGCAAGTTCTCCGAGTTAAGTTTTGCTAATAACTTGAACTCATGCCCTTGTGAGTTGTGCAATCTTTTGTGAATTGCACTAAACGCTTTGCTTCCTTGCTCAATCAAAGCAACCGTTGAACCAACTGGTGCGTTAGGGTTTGCGTCCCCAACATTTAAATCTGCGGTAGATGCAAACCGTTGTCCTGCATCAACAATCAAACCCAATAAATTAAACAATGCGCCACTGGGTTCTTTGAATGGAAGTGGCATAATTGCCTTGTTTACATCGTCAACCGTAGCGTCTAGGTCCACAAACTCGCCGGGGTTGATGTCCATCTCACCGCCAGAAACACGACCTTTAAGCTTGAACCCGCCTTGCATGTTTGCAAAAGCAGCAGAATCAAGTAACGCTCTCAATGCACCAGTTGCTGCTTTGCCTAGCCCACCAATCATATGGTAAAGACCAAAGCCATAAAAACCTACGCTTGGTAAAAAGCGATACGACACAAACCAATTGCGCCTTCTCTTGTCTTCGTCGTCCTCATCCCAGTTGCGTCGAACAGAAACCACTCGTTGAGAACCCATCTCAATAGTTACGACGTAAGGTAAAGCAACAACGTCTGAAAGATTGTCTTCGTCGCCCATGCCATCAACGCCGTTAAAGGTTTCGTAAACGTGCATCTCTAGCAAAGTTAAAACGTCATCGTCATTGTTGTATTCGTCAACTCCCTCAATTTCCTGAGTTACAGTGCCTGATGGGTCGGTAACGTCTGTGTAAGTTGGTACGGGTAAGTAATATCCTGCTTCCACATATCGGTTGTAATCGTTCTTCGGTAATCGAATAACGTGCGTGTATCTTAGCGATGTCTGCAAGTCTTTTGATTCTGGAGCTACGCAAAAGTCCTCTGCTTTTACAAACATTGAGACTTGTCTGCCTAGATTGACATCCCAGTACAGCTTCTTAAACGCATGACCAACTAAGGGAAGTTGGAATAGCATCTGGTCTAAATCAGCAAAATACTCAGGCATTTCCTGCGTAAGCTGGTAATTCATAAACTCTCGGACTCTTCGTGCTTGTTCTTCGACTTCTTCGGAAGCGTCACCAACAACAGTTGTCTTGACTGGACCGCCACTGGGATAAAGTTCTGTGATTGCGCGAGCGTTAAATTGAGTCGCAGCTTCTGCTATCAAGGGATGCACAACAGTCGATAGACCTCTGGATGCTCTTGCATCATCAGATTCTTCAAGCCCACCATCAGGATCTAAGGTCTTGAGTCCGTCTTCGTATCTGGTGCGCCACTCACTTCTTGCCGATTCATCGGTTTCATATGCCGAGACCAAAGAGTTGGCTTTTCGCAAAAGCTCTTTCTCGTCAATAACTTCAGCTAGGTTATCGTCAAAATCCGAGGTTGGCTCATCCATTACATCAAGCTCTGGGTCGCCAATTAAAACTTCTGAGTCTCCAAATGGTTCTACCTGAAGACCATCAGCAGGTCTTCCGTCTGCAAATGGGACGACATTTTCTTCGACTTCAGCCATACATTGCTACCTTTTGTGGACGAGGCTCATCATCCTCATCGTAATCTTCGCTGTGTGTAATGAACCAGCCTTTGCGTAATCTTAACCAAGCTTGGGTGCAGGTGTCCACTATATCGTCATTATCGCCTGTAGGGAAAGCAGCGCAAATAGAAATCAGATCCTTAGCCCATCGTTTATCTGCGGGATACCAGATCCGTCCGTCTTCCAATAAAGCACTGGAAGCATGAGCGCGAGCTTCTTTGTCTCGGTCAGGTGAATACTCTAAAACTGGGATTCCTGCCATACGCAAATCTTGCAATAACGATTGACCGCTTGCTTTCTTTTCGATCAATACTGCGTCAGGTTGATACTCGTCGTAAGAGTCCTGAGCCAAGCGTCTGAGTTCTGGGTAATTGACCCTGTCGTACCACATCTCTAGCACGATAGCGTTTATCTGACCATGCTTCTTAAACACGCCCCAAGTTGTTCTGGCAGAATAGCTGCTCTTTTCTTTAGTTGAGAATGCGGTGTCATAACTTTGTAAAACGTATTCAATCTCAGGAAGATGGTCCGAATCCCACTCTTGCCACCACTTGCTTTTGAGAATCGTGCCTCCTTTTGGCATAGGTCTTTGTTGCAGTTGTCCTGCTGAAGCGTATGACCCAAGGCTTGTTTCCAGTTGTGACAAGGTTTTCTCATCGATACGACTGGACCACAACAGTTCGCCATCCTCAGTTCTTGGATCTACAAACCCAAGGGAAGATTGGCTTGGTGTTGGATGTTCTGGCTCATATCTTGCTGGAAGGCAGAGATGATCCCACCCTGTGTCGTTCGCCAGTATGTGTCCCGTCAGGTCCTGTTCATGCACTCGTTGCATGATAATAATAAAAGCACCAGTCTTTGGGTCGTTGAGCCGAGTCTGCATCGCTTGATCCCACCATTCCAAGACACCTTCTCTAACCGTTGAGCTTTCGGCTTCCCTCACGTTGTGCGGATCGTCAATCACAATGATGTCACCACCTTCACCAGTCAATGCACCATCAACCGAGGTCGCTATCCTGTACCCTGTCTTATTGTTCTCAAACCGTTGCTTTTGGTTCTGGTCGCCAGTTAACTCAAAGCAATTTCCAAAGTGTTCTTTATACCAGTTGGAATCAATCAACCTTCTGCACTTCACAGAATCCCTGATGGAAAGCGAGCTTGCGTAACTTGCAAACAAGAACCGCTTATCAGGTTGTATGGTCCAAGTCCAAGCAGGCAACGCCACAGCCACAGAAATAGACTTCATGTGCCGAGGTGGTACGTTAATGATCAATCGTTTGATGTCACCTTCGACAACCGCCTGAAGATGTTCTGATACTGCGTCTATGTGCCAGTTATCGTGAAACTGCCGTCCTGCCTCAATCGTTTGCCAAGAGTTCATGGTGAACTCCTTCAATGACCTCCGCATTTTTTCGGCTCTGATTTGGGGCAATGACAGATTGTTCAAATACTGACTCAAGTTGTGAGAGTTGCTCATCTGTTATCCTAGACAAATCGATGATGTGTCGTTGTTCTACCGTGGTTGTAGTCTCTTGTTTATCAACCCAACCTGCTCGGTTCTTGAGATAGAAGATCATAGCCGTGTTATCTTTATCAACCACTGCCTTTTGGTACAAGGCATTAGTTACTGAAACAATCCCATGACCTCTGCCTCTTTTTATTGCCTCCGCAAACTCTGGGAAGTCTGCTTGCTTCTCATACAAAGTAGACTCCCCAATCCCTAGTGCTAACGCTATCTGTTCAGCCGTTAACCCTTGTGCTGCGTACTCCTCAGCCTGCCGACAAACTTTATCGTTTATCTCAAACGGAGGTCTTCCTTGTCGTTTTTTTCTTGGCATGATTGAATTTTGCCACGCATTTCAAACTTGCACAAGACTATAGGCTTTTATCTTCTCTTCCAAGCTTGGTGTATCCATGGTGTGTGATGCCCAAGAATCATCCCAACGGTTCTTTTTCATGCAATTCACCCAAGCAGGTAAATACTGTAAGTTATCTGGGTGATGCAAGCCAGTAATTGTTTCTCCTTGCAACGGAACAATATGGTCAACGTGCCAACCTTTTGGACGGTTTGCGTATATTTCAACTATAGCTTTTCTTTGCGCTTTATTTAACAATACTTTACTTTGTAGCTTTGCTGCTTTTCTCAATGCTTTATATGCTTGATCTTTCGCTTTACCTTCTGGTGCGTAGTAGTAAGATTTTGCGTAAGCGCTCCTTTTAGCTTTATATTCTGGCGTTTGGTGTCTTTTGCACGGGTTACCATTTTCATCTAAAAAGATTTTTTTATGATACTCGGCTTTCCGTTTAGCTTTACGCTCTGGTGTTTGCCCGTAAGCTTTCCGTTCAGCTTTATATTCTGGTGTTTGCTGTCTAGCTTTTATCTTTGTTTTAACTTCTGGTCTTTGGTAGTAATCTTTTGCTTCAGCGTTCCTTCTGGCTTTATGTTCTGGTGTTTGGTATCTGGCTTTTTCTCTAGCCTTAATTTCTGGTCTTTCCCTGTAGGCTTTTTGTTTAGCTCTAGCTTCTGGTGTTTGTTTTCTGGCTTTTTCTCTAGCTTTAAACTCTGGTGTTTGACGCTTTGCTTTAAATTCTGGGGTTTGGTGTCTTTTACACGGATTACCGTTTTCATCTAAATAGATTTTCTTTTTTCTACCCACGTTACTTCTCCCCTTTCTTACGATGCTTGTTCTTCAGGTAATATTCTTTTGAATACTCCAAAAGCTTCTCCCTGTTCGCTAAGTAGTAAAGTCTATTCCGAGCCTTAAACTTTTCTTTATTGTCTTGGTAATACTTACTCGTACGCTTTTTAAACTTCTCCTTATTCGCATGGTAGTATTTCCTAGTCCTAGCTTTCTCTCTCTCTTTCTTCATAGCAAGACGGTGTTCTTCGATGCAACTAATCAACCACGCTTTGAGTTGCTTATACATGGCTGTCCTCCAACGCTTCTTTCACCAGATCCAATGCCTTGTAACTGCATCCCCCGATATGCCACTCGTAATTGCATGGTGGGCTATTCGCACTGTACCAATCGTAGATGTGAACAGGTTCTTCATCATCTCCTAAAAACAGACACCACTCAGCCTGAGTGCCATAGTCACACAAAGTCCCAACCTTTGGGTCTCCAAAAAGCTCTCGCAACTTATCGTAACGAGCTTTTACCTTTCCTTTGAACTGGGTGTTTGTGAATTGATCCCAATCAACTTTTTCAAATTTCATATTACTTTCCTTTCTTAATTGAGGGGGCTTGCGCCCCCGTTTAGTATACTAGGTTAGAAGTTGTAGTCGTAGAACTTTCTAGGCTTTTCAGCTAAACCGAAACGACTACCCCCAGCAGATTTCCATTGACCGTATTTGCTTTTGCGAATCCTAAAAGGAGTTGCTTCTTCGATGCTAGTGATCTCCCACTTTTGATCTCTTTGATTAGAAGTGTGACCGAAGAACCCGCCAGCATGAAAGTCACGCTTCCAAGGTAATTCTTTAGCCTTCATCTCTCTGACTTCAATCGTTTTGTCTGAAACAATTCTTACTATCTCAAACGGATTGACATCAGTATATCCGTAGCAATTTGCATAACCATAATTGACTTCTTCAATTTCATAGTTACGTCGGTCTTCTTCCTTCACCTTGCTCATGCAATCTTTTGCGAAAGCAATTGCATCTTCCTTGGTGTCGAACTCAGAACCAGTTGATATGACCTTGGTGTCCAACCAATCATAACCTTTGTAATTAGTTGCACCATGCAAATAATCAGGGTCTTCTTGATTGACAATTTCTTCTTCAAGTTTTACCGCGTATTTTCTTACTACGTTTTCCATTTTACTTTCCTTTCTCAGTTAATGAATATCTTCAACACCATTAATTATACCTATCTCACAGAAAGATGCAACTCTTTTGTTTACCTTTATTATCAATAACTTACAACGCTTCTCAAACAAAAGTAACCCAATGTTACCAAACTTTGGTAACGGTTACCGCTAGAATTGGCAAACGGTAACATTCATAACCCATTCTTTTTTAATTATTTTTTTGTGTTTGTAACCGCGTAACCGAACTTTATGAGATTTAAAAATTTATTTTTTTTCTTAAATATATTCCTCTATAATACAAAACATGATTAATCAAATGGATTTTGAATTACAAGCTGCGAAAGAAGCAACCGAGACGATGCTTGATGCGCTATTTGAAAACGATGACGTAAGCAAAGGCGCAATTTATGCAGGGGTACTTGCCGTTGTCTTGCGAGACTTGCGGGATGAAGCACCAACGATGGAGGCAATGTTAGCGGTAATAAGTATAGCTCTTGCATCCAGCACGTTCGACGACGAGGAGACAGAACAATTTTTTTGTTGACAGTTTGAAGAACGAGGCGCATACTTTTTAGTTCGACCTCAAGAAAGTTAGAAAGGAAAAATAAAATGGCTACCGTTTACGTCGTACAACGACCGACACAAAACAAGTTTGGATGGACTCCTGATTTATCTGATGCTGCCAAGTATGGTGAGTTGGAGATTATCTTTGAGCCTTCCGAGCAACCACAGTTTTCACCAGCTCCCGCAATTCACAAAGCGAAGAAGATATTAAAAGACTTCAGTGAAGATGACTATTTGCTGTGGGCAGGCGGTGGAGATCCAACCGCAGTGATGATTGCTTGCATGGCAGCGTCACAAGTTTCCCCTAAAGTAAGTATCTTGCGATGGGAGAGAAACTTTGATACGCATCGTGACCGACGTAAAGGTTGGTACATGCCATGTACTTTGGAGATGCGGTCATGAACTCCAACATAGATTATCTGGCTGATGCCAATGCAGATGTCACGGACCTGAATGAAATAAACGAGATGGCAAATCGGTTACAAGATCTGGAAGCCGAGGTTGTGTTGTTAGAAAAGAATTTGAAAGATAAGAAAGCAGAACTGCGGATATTGTCCGAACAAGAATTGCCTGAAGCTTTAGCGAGTGTTGGGCAAACTTCTTGGGATCTATCTGACGGCAAGCAACTTATCGTGAAAGATTTTGTTCGCGCAAATATTCCTGCTGATGGCACGATTGAACGTGCTAAAGGTGACAGACAGGGAATACTTCGCCAACAAAAAGACGACGCTCTAAATTGGTTGAGAGAAGCAAACGCTGACTCGCTGATTAAGAACGCTGTCGAGATCCAGTTCGGGAAGGGTCAGGACTCTGAAGTCAACGAGCTTTGCAAAGAGCTTGAAGGTTCAGGTTTGAATCCAAAACGAACTGTTAATGTACATCCCAAAACGCTTGAAGCCTTCGTAAAAGAACGCCTAGCGGATGGGAAATATGTACCAATCGACCTTCTAAATGTACATGAAGGCAAAAAAACTATTATTAAATAAGGTGAATGATATGAATGAAATAGCGAAAAAAGAGAAAACAGATGTTGTGGCTTTTGATAACAGCGTGTTCCTTGAGGACGCTGACACTGCTGCGGAGAACATGACCGCAGACAGTTTTCAAATACCACGGGTCTACTTATTACAACAGATGTCTAACGCCGTACAAAAAAGTGGCGACGATTACATCGAAGGGGCTGAGGCAGGTAAGATTTTAGAGTCTGCATCTCAAACAATCTACGATGGAGAAAAGGGCATAACTTTTGTTCCTGCGTATTATGAACGAACTTGGGTCGAGTATGGAAACGACGGCAAGAAATTTGAGCGTGACCACGGTACAGATTTATCTGTGGTGGATGGTGGCAAGCACGTTGGTAAAACGTATGAGTTTCCTGTCGACAACGGCAACTTGATCCGAGAGACTGGCAATTATTATGGGCTGTTAGTCGATGACGCAGGTGCGAATCCTGCGGTGTTAGGTATGAGCAAGACTAACTTAACTTCATCGAAACAATTTAACATGATGATGGCAAGGCTCAGAGTTCCGCATCCAAAAAATAAAGGTGAGACATTTAATCCTGCCAGTTTTTGGAATGCGTATACCCTGACGACTCAACCTAAAAAGTGGGATGAGGGAACGAGTTTCATTTATAAAGTTGCTCCAATGTTCGACGCAAACTCTGGTGGAGTGGTTGCCAACTTGCCGAACGGTGGTGAGATTTACATGAAAGCAAAAGCTTTACGCGAGGATATAAAGCAAGGTGCTGCTAAAGCTTCCGAAGACGTAATGTAAGTCACGGCTGGGGGGCGGGGATATCATAAGTGGTTGTAGGTTGTGTAATCTCCGTTCCTCGGCATCTTTCAGAAAGGAAATATCGTGCAAGATTTTATTGAATTATTCTCGGGTTATGAATTAGCCCACGGACAATTTCGAGTCCAGAAAGAAGAACAGGATGGTAAAGTTTCTGGTCGTGCCGTCACGATCTCAGAACCTGCTACCGAAGAACACTTCAACAAACATTTGTCAGGTGGAGAGTACATACTCGGTATTATTCCATTAAAGCAAGACAATAAGTGTAACTTTGGTGTGATTGATATTGATATCCGTGGCGAGGTGAAGCTTTCAGAAACGCTTGAGTCTTTGGAGAAAAAAGTCCGAGACACTCCGCTTGTAATGTGTCGAAGTAAGTCAGGTGGCGCACATCTGTATTTGTTCTGCGAACCTGCGATTGGTGCAAGAGATATGGTGCTAAAGCTGAATGAGTTTGCAGCGTCGCTGGGCTATGGTGGCGTAGAAATATTCCCTAAGCAAACATCGAGAGCAAACGATAAAGACCGAGGCAACTGGATTAACCTGTGTTACTGGGCGGGTGATAAGTCCGAGAGATATGCAATCCACCACGGCAACAAGTTAAACCTTGCCGAGTTTGTTGACCTTGCTAAGTCAAAACGAGTCACGCCAGAACAACTAGAAGATTTTACCGTGGATTTGGACTCAGCTTTTGAGGACGGACCGCCATGTTTGCAACACATTTCAACAATTGGTTTTCCTGAAGGCGGTAGGAACATCTCGCTTTTTAACGTCGGTGTGTACTACCGCAAAAAGAATCCCGATGATTGGCAAGAAGACTTGATGAAGTTCAACTACGAGTCATTAGACTCTCCGCTACCAAGTGGTGAGGTCAATGCGTTAGCTAAGTCTGTTGCCAAGAAAGATTATGCTTACACTTGTAAGCAATCACCGATTTGTAACTATTGCGAAAAGTCCAAGTGCATGAAACGTGAGTTTGGCATTGGAGGATTTGGTGGTGGTGCGAGTCTTGAGATTGATGCAATCACAAAGTATGAGACTGAGAACAAAAGCTCGGTCAGGTGGTACATTGAGATACAAGGTGAGCGAATTGAGATAACCACCGCACAACTTTTAGATCAACGGCAGTTACAAAAGATCTGTGTTGAGAAGCTAAACAAGTGTCCGAGCGCAATGCCTGCACAAGCTTGGGAACAAAGAATCAATACCTTGTTACAGTCGGTGGAGGTGGTGATTGATCCAGATGACGCTTCTCCCGAAGGTCAGTTTGAGAAAGCACTCGACGCATTTTTAACAGGAAAAGTTCAAGCAAGACACCGTGACGAGATCATGAATGGGAAGCCATTTCAAGATGTCGATGAAGCAAAAGTTTACTTCAGGTCCGAAGACTTGTTTATCTACTTAGAGGCTCGGCGTTTCAGGTACACCAACCAACATCAAGTTTGGTCGTGGCTTAGGACGTTGGGTGGCGACCGAAAAACATTTAGAATCAAGGGCAAGCCAATTAAAGTTTGGTCAGTTCCTGCTCCTGAATATTTTCAGGACGAGGACCTTGAGATACCTACAAACTTGACGGAGGATTTTTAAATGATAAGTTACGAAGAATTAGCGAAAGCGATTGCTGAGGAAAGGTTTGAAATTAGCGTTTGGCAGTTTGATCAGATGATGAGGGTGTTTGAGAATGCAGACCCAGACTTTAAGCGGTCTGATTTTTTAGACATTGTCCAAGGGGTTAAGACTTGTGAGAAGCCTTTTCTCTATTTGGTGGTTAACAAGAAATGAGAAAGGTGAAGTTGTTGCTCGGACCGCCAGGAACTGGTAAAACAACCACACTAATCGACATCGTCGAAAGTTGCATAGACAAAGGTATTGAGCCACATCGCATCGGGTATTTTAGTTTTACTCGCAAAGCAACCATTGAAGCGCGAAACCGAGCGATTGAAAAGTTTGGCTATCCAGAAGAAATGTTCCCATATTTTAGGACATTGCACTCTCTTGCGTTTCGTGAGATGAAAATAAAACGCGATGAGGTAATGACCAACAAACATTACCGAGCATTTGGCAAAGCACTGGGTGTTGAGTTCAGGGGTATTTACGACGAAGACTTAGGGGTTCACACTGGCGAAGGTTTAGGAGACAAGTGTTCTCGGATTGAAGCGTTGGCTCGTATTGGGATGCGGTCGTTAGAAGAGCAGTATCATATGACTGCAACTGACGATTTAACGCTTCACGCGGTCAAGCAATACTCAGCAGCACTTAAAGCCTACAAGGTTGAGAATGGGTTGTATGATTTTACTGACATGCTGCAAGCATGGCATGGTGCGCTTGACATAGACGTTGCAATCTTTGACGAGGCTCAGGACTTGAGTACCTTGCAATTCAAAGTAGCGATTGAGCTATCACAAAATGCGAAGGAAGTTTACTTAGCTGGCGATGATGACCAGTCAATATTCCAATGGGCAGGGAGTGACCTCCCATTCTTTTTAAATATGAAAGCTGACGAGAAGCAAGTCTTATCAACAAGCTATCGAATCCCAAGAAGCGTACATCGACTTGCGCTTGATGTATTGGGCAGGATTAAAAACAGATACGACAAGCCATACAAACCAAGGACCGAGGAAGGCAAGGTTGATTACATTGCTGATGAAAATCAAATTGACTTATCAAAGCAAGGCACTTGGTTATTGATGGCACGTAGTAAATACCTGTTAAGTCGGTTGGTCAAAGTCGTTCGTCAACAGGGTTACGCTTATACTTACAATGGCAAAAGTTCAACGACGACTAATGAAACCAAAGCGATTGAGTCTTGGGAGAACATGAGAAAGGGTGAGCGTATTTCTATGCACGAAGCAAAGAACTTGTTGAAGTTTTTGAACATCAACCATCGGTTAAAAAAGTCTGCTGACTATGGCATCGAAAGCTTTGGCTTGCCAAAAGATGCGCTCAAGCTTGACTGGATGGATATGTTACGGTTGATCCCACCAGACGAAAGAGAATATCTGAGAAGCTGTTTACGAAACAACCAAGTCTTTGGCGCATCGCCGAGAATAACCATCAGCACAATCCACCAGTCTAAGGGTGGCGAAGCAGACAACGTGGTGTTGTTGACTGATTGTGGTAGGAAGTCTTTTGAGGCTTTGGGTGGCGATGAAGAAAACAGGGTTTGGTATGTTGGCTTAACACGCTGCAAAGAGAACTTGTTCTTGGTCCGACCAAAAGGTTTGCGGAGTTTTCAAATTTAAAATGAATTTTGAGAAAAGAAACCCGTTGTTTCCTTTATGCAAGCCAAGCGAAGAAGATGGATTGATTGATTTTAACTTGCTAAAAGAAAAATCTTTTAAAGACTTGTTCATAAGGAAAAAGTGGAAAAGCAGAAGTTTAATTGACGAATCTTATTGTTTCGATTATGTAATTTCAAAATCTAACGTAGGAAATAAAAGTTCAAATTGTTTTCATTGGCAGGCAAGAATGGCATGTGATAGTTTAAATTCGCCAAGCCCAATAAGAGCTTGGCATGATAGAAAGTTAAAGAAAAACATAGAAAATTCTATTTATTATAAAGACAGTCATAAATCCGCTTTAACTATGAGGGGTTATATCCCTAGTCAGTTTAGACCTTCCGCTGCTAAATGTATCTATGAGTTGTTTGATGCGCGAAAGATTTATGATCCTTGCGGTGGCTGGGGTGATCGGCTTTCGGCAGCCTTGGCAACGGAAAATTGCGATTTATATTATTGTCGAGATGTAAACCCAATGGTTTTTAGTTCTTATTCTTTGCAGCAAAGAGCGTATGAAAGTGCCACGGAAACTTTTTTTGAGTACAAAGGAAGCGAGGTATGCTGCCCTCAAAATAACTTTTTTGATTTGGTTTTTACATCTCCTCCGTATTTTAAGATTGAGAAATATCAGGGAGATTTACAGTCACACAAAAAATTTAAAAAGTTTGAAGATTGGTTAGATGGCTTTTTATTTCCCATGCTAGGACATTCTTGGTTGTCTTTACAGCAGGGAGGCTTTATGGCTATTAACATTTCAGATTGTTATGCAAATCATACTTACAACAGGATATGTATGCCGATGATTGAACACTGTTTAAAAGAATTACCAGAGTGTAATTTGGTTGGAGTGATTGGTTACGAAATGACTTCGCGGAAAAAAGAGGGAGCGAATGCAGAGCCAATTGTTATTTTTAGAAAAAGAAAAAGTTTAAATTTTAAAGACATTTCTTTAGAAGATAAGCAAATGGATTTATTTACATGATTAATCTCAAATGCAGAACTGAGTATTCGTTTAGAAAAGCTTTTGGTAAAGTCAGCGATGTCATTGCTTGTATTGATGAAGACACTCTTGGTATTTGTGACACGGGGACTTGGGGTCATACGGTGTTTGCTAAGGCTTGCAAGGATTCAAGCAAGAGACCTATCTTTGGCGTTGAGATACCTTTTGTCATTGACACTAACTTTCAAAAGAAGCAAGAAGTTAACGACATGAGTTTCTTGGCAAAGAACAACTCTGGACTTGAAGAGATTTACGGGTTGGTCAGCAAAAGTGCTAAACAAAATAACCGATTAGCCTACGAAGACCTGTTCGATATAAGCAACGACGTTATTATTTTATCTGGTTCTAAGCCAGAGTGGGGCTTGCTTCCTGCGATGAAGAAAGAAACTTTGTTTGTGGAAGTAAATCCAGCGTCTTTTAAAAGAGACACCAAGTTCCAGATGGTTGCTACTTCAGATAACTATTTTCCAAAAGAAGAAAACAGGCAAGCATATGAGCTTTTGGTTGGATCAAATAAAGTCAGACGACAAGCACCAATGCACTTGTTGAACGAACGTGAGCTTAGAAAGTCGCAAGCTTGGGTGACAGACGCAGCGTTTGAGAACATCAAGATGATTGCAGAGCAATGTGATGCGTCATTGCCAGTGGCTAGGATGATTAGTTTTCCTAAGAAGAAAAGTTTTAAGGACATCTGTTTAGAGTCTGCGAAGCAAAGAAACATTGATTTGTCGAGCGAGGAATATACCGCTAGGTTTGAGCATGAGCTAGAGCAGATATCTAATAAAGGTTTTGAGGATTACTTTTTAGTAATTGCTGACATGGTAAAGTACGCAAAGACAATTATGCTGGTCGGACCTGCTAGGGGAAGTTCAGCAGGCTCGCTGATTTGCTATTGCCTTGGCATCACAGAAGTTGATCCAATAAAACACAACTTGTTATTTGAGAGATTCATTGATGTCAGCCGTGACGACGCGCCAGATATTGATATTGATTTTCCAGACGACAGACGAGAGTTAGTGTTTGATTATTTGCGAGAAAAGTGGGGTGATGAGAAGGTTGCACACTTGGGAACAGTATCTAGATACAAGGCTCGCTCCAGTATTATTGAAGTCAGCAAAGGCTTGGGCATCGGATTAAACGAGGTGTCAGAGTTTAAGAACTCCATAATAGACAGACCCGATGGAGACCCACGCTGTAACAACTGCATTGAAGACTCTTTTAAGACGTTGGTATCTGGCAAACATTTGTTGATGAGACACCCAGACATGGAGATTGCATCTCAGTTTGAAAACCATGCGAGACACTCTGGAGTCCACGCAGCGGGGATTATTATCACCGAGGAGAACGTCAGTAAGTATTGCTCTGTTACCAGCGACTCAGCGCAGATTGATAAGCGTGATGCAGAGAAGCTGAACCTATTGAAGATTGACGCTCTGGGATTGAGAACCTTGTCAGTTCTAAACGATGTGCTAGAGCAGATTGATTGGAGTCGGGAAAAACTAACTGAGTTTCCACTCGACGACAAGCAAGCGTTTGATCTTTTGAATGAGGAACGATACGCAGGCATCTTTCAGTTTGAGGGTGGTGCGTTGCAAGGGCTATGTAAGCAGATGCACGTTGCTAATTTTGAGGATATGTCAGCGTTGACTTCGCTCGCCAGACCCGGTCCGTTGTCAAGCGGTGGAGCGCAAGAGTACATCCGTCGCCAGACTGGGGAAAGTGAAGTGTCTTTCTTACCGATGACTGAAGAAATTCTAGGGGTCACCAAAGGAATTTTTATCTACCAAGAGCAGGTGATGCTTGCAGGCAGAGAGATTGGAAAGCTGTCATGGGCTGATGTGTCAGCACTTAGAAAGGCGATGAGCAAGTCTATCGGCAAAAGTTTTTTTGATAGCTTCTATGAAAAGTTTAAGAAAGGCGCGATGGAAAACGGTTTGCAAGAACACGAAGCCATGACCATATGGCAACAGATGAATACGATGGGAGCGTATGCTTTTAATCGAAGCCATGCGATTGCTTATGCGATGGTTAGCTATTGGTCGTGCGTACTGAAGTCTCGATACCCGTTAGAGTTTGCTGCTGCTTGCCTACGGAATTCAAAAGATGACGAACAGGCAATTGCCTTACTAAGAGAAATAAAAGGCAAAGGTCTTACTTTTAAGAAGTTTGATAGTGAGAAGTCGATGGAGAACTGGACGGTCCAAGACGGCGAGTTAATCGGTGGCTTGATGAATATCAAAGGGGTTGGAATGAAGATGGCTCAGGAGATTGTCGAGCGTCGTAAAAACAACCAAGCATTGTCCCCAAGGCAAGAAAAGTTTTTAGCAGAGGGCAAGACACCTTATGACGATATCTTTGAATGCGAACGTCGTTTCGGGCATATCAGGAAAGAACCTGAAAAGTATAGAATTAAATCTGAGATAACTGACATTGTTAATTTCAGCGAAGGGGTAAGAGTATTCTTTGGAAAACTGCTTGATAAAAAAGCAGGAAAGAGCAATTTGGACTTGGTGTTGGCTGATGATACTGGACAGATCACAGCAAGCATCTCCCCGTCGAAAATGATAGGTGGGATTGGAGATTGGTTCTTAGTGCGCGGTTCTCTTAAAGAAGGCTATCGTCGAGTTTTTATCGACAAAATTAGAAAATTGGACTAACCAGAGGCTCTCTAAGCGATTCTTTGGAAGGGGGTAGGGTGATTGTATCACCCAAACTCACAACCCAAGCACATGACTTCTGAGAGCTTTTTCCAGTCGTCTTTTGTCAAATTGCCACGCTTGCTCCACGTTGCTAGGTTACAGAACTTTTCTTTGGTTGGTCTGGCAAAAATCTCTTCTGCAATGCTACCAAAAAATAAACCAGTCCAGTTTGAACCGATCCTGACCAAGAGCCAAGACTGACCGTAATTTGCATATTCCTTGAGCCACATCGCTTGATGTTTTTTCAACCCCACAGTCATTTGACGTTTGGGAAACTCTGGCAAATACTTCAACTCAACCCAGCCTGACATCCCAAGCTTTTCCTTGGACGCAAAATGAACGTCAGGCATCCCTCTCGAAACTTTATTTTCGACGCGATAAAGCTTTAGCGGAAGATTCTTTCTCAGCAATACCCAAAAATTTTGCTCACTCATTGTCGTCTTCCTCCATAAAAATTGACTTGGGGTCTTGGGTAATTAAATCTGCAAGAGACTTTTTCTTCCGCAACGCGGTAATTATTCTATTGTCTACAGTTTTTAGTGCCTGTAAATCAATGTACGTCACGTTGGTTTCTGTGCCAATCCGATGACACCTATCCTCCGACTGAAGTCGATGCTCTAGGTCAAACGAGTTAGAATAGTAAATGACGTAAGCCACAGGATCGTTTTTAATTTTTGAGTTCAAGGTCAAACCAATACCGCCAGATGCTGGCTGACCAATGAAGTATCGAACCTTGGGGTCGCTAATAAAACGCTCGACGTTGTCTACACGGTCGTCGCTCGACACTGCGCCATAATAACTGACTGCTTTGTCACCAAGTAACTCTTGTATCATTTTGATATCGGCACGAAATCTAGCCCAGATAATTGTCTTACATGATATGTTTTGTAATACATCTTTCAGTGCTTTTATTCTCGATGGGGTCTCTTCAATCTTCCGAGGCGATTCGCTCGGAAACCAACCACCAGATATTTGTTGCAACCTAAGCATGTTGGTAATTGCTTCTGGCGCAGCCAACACCTCCCCGTCGAGTTCTGCCGTCAAGTTAGTTTTAAGTTCTCGATAAACTTGCCGTTCTTTTACTGACAAATCAAAAGTGTGTCGTTGATAGATTTTGTCGGGTAAGTCCAAGCAATCTTTTTTAAGCACTCGAAAACTAAAGCCATCGACTGCATCAGAAAGTTCTTCCGTATTCTTGTAACTGATAACCTGCCGACCTTCGTAACCACCCATAACGCAGTACCGATTCTTAAAAGAATAAAACGACTCGTAGCCTAAGATCATTGGGTCTAAAAATTTAAACTGAGAATACAGGTCCTCGCAACCTTTTGTAATCGGTGTCCCAGTAAGAATTAATTTCTTGACCACGTTTGGATCTTTGCCAAACTTGGTAATGACCTTGGTGCGCTTTGCACCGTGATTTTTGATTCTAGTAGATTCATCGACCACCATCATAGTCTTGTTGACTAACACAATCTGAGCCAACCATCTTGCTCCTGCTACCGTCGCAAAAGCTTCGACGTTAAATGTAAATATCTTCAAACAGTCTTTTGCTTGAAGCACCGACTCAAACTCAGCTTTCCTTTTCTTTCCCATCCCCGATGAGTAATGGATCTTTTGATGCTCGATATATTCTGGCATATGTAATGTGATTTCTTGTAACCAGTTTCTATGTACCCCGTTTGGCGCAATGACAACAAGCGTACTGATCTTGCCATTTGCATAAGCGTGGGCTGCCAAATCAATTGCAACTTTTGTCTTGCCTGTACCTTGCTCCATGAATAAAGCAAAACTGTCGAGTTCTCTGCTCATGTAAAAAGCTTTCTTCTGATGCTCAAATGGCTTTGTTTTAAACTTAAAATCGTCGGTGTAATCCGAAAAGTTTTTTATCTTTTTAGCATCCTCTAACGACTTTAAATATTTGTCTAAAACTTCAGAAGACGGTTGATCCCAGATTGCATCGGGATAGTAACGCATCAGAACTTTGATGGCAGAACCCGTTGGGTCGAACACTAGGTCACGACCTTCCCATTTCTTGTAACTAAGAATCTCTGATAGTTGCCTAAAATTCTCGGCTGAATTTTCAATGCCAGATAGCACCAAATATTTTGCCGAATACTTGCGAACAAACATTATGTTATACCCCACTGCAAACAATAATCGTCGATTGCGTCGTTGATCAAAAACCAATCGTGGTCATCCAAATCAAGCCACTCGGCTGGTTCACCTTTAATCGTGTATATTCCTTCGTACTCAACCGACGAAAAAATACCAACGTCTGGTTCGGGTGGGTTAACCCCTGCACTGAATTTCACAGTGCAAGGGAAACCATTCCGAACTTTAACTTCAACTTCGTAAAACATCAAACTAGCTCAGGAGCTTTGTTCCATTCGCCAATGCGAATAGAGTTGTACCAAGCCGTGTCAAAATGATCGTATTGAGCATCTGAACGGTCATACCATTCTTCGCCTTTCATAGCGTCAAGAAGCTCGCTCAAGAAATCTCTTGCACGATCTTGATAGTGAGTGTCGATGTGATAAACATTGACATCTCGATGGCTTTCTTTTTCGGTTTGATTTTCTGGAAACAAACCAGCTGGTATTTTTCTGAGCGTCACACAAAGTGTCGCGTGATGTAAAACTTTAACAGTTCCTTTAACTCCGTACTTTTTAAGTACCTTTTTGATGTTTGGGACAACTGCTGCTTTTCTTTCTTTGCTTACATAAGCCATATTACTTTCCTTTCTCAGTTTTAATTAATTTTTTCAACAGGGATATTATAGCACTCTGGCAAAATAATACAAGCACATATTTTGTGCCTTATAAAACAAGGACTTAGAAATTGTCTAATTAAGAGTTAAAGTTTGGGAGGGGAAACATTTAATATTTTTGATATTGTTTCTTTATTTACTGTCCCTGCTAACTTTTTTATCTCAGAAGGAATTTTTGGAGCTTGTTCTATTGCTTCAAGCTTACCTTCAGGCGTTGCTAACAATTCAGTCGCTGCACCCGATAGCGTTGCATTGCGTCGGATCGTTTTTATTATTTTATCGGCAAGGTCTTCTTCGCTAGGAATTGAATTAAAAATTCTTCGCACTTTTTCAGGGTCTTCTTCTACTAAAAATTTTGCAAATCTTTCCATGTTTTCTGGCGATAGCTTGCCCGAAAGTCGATTGTTTAAAAATTTCATAACCAGTTGAGCTTGAGCGAGGGGGTTTCCCATGACAGCTTCTGTCATATTATAAACATCGCTTGCTCCAACTTGTTTGCCTCTTTCCCCTAAAACGTCACTAGTGATCGATTGTTGAAATTGTTTTTTTCCAAGAAGTTGAGATGCTCTTGTGTTTTCTAAAATTCTTAATATTTCGTCAAATTTATCTTCAGGGTAAACAACCCTTAAAATGCTTCCTGCGTTGCTTGTTTCATCTGCCAGATTGTCAATTGTAGATCCAACCCTTGGCGTGTTTAAAGTAAACTTTAATTTAGACATTATTCCTGCTCGATAAGCAGAAATTTCATCAGGCAAACCACGCTCCACAATTTTTTCAAACTCAATTTCAACCTGCTCTGGATCTTTGCTTAATGCTTTTCTTCCTTGATCAAAAGCACCAAAATCTTTTGTCCCGCCATAAGCTCGAAACACATCAGCTGCTTCTTGTCTTGCAAGTTTTAATTCTGGAAATGTGTCATCCATTATATTACGCAAGGCTTTTTCTTTTTCTCTAGCTGCACCTCGGATAATACTAGACTTGCTTCCACCCTCCATAATTGGGGCAGCCAAATCTTTTAATGCCCTTCTTACGATTTCAGCTTGTTCAATTGTTGGGGTTATAGCCCACTCAGCAACCTCTTCTGTTTCTCCAGTTTGCTCGTTTTTTACTTTTTTAAATTTAAGAAAAGGAGCAACGCCTTGGTCGGCAAGAATTGCTTTTTTGAGGCTTCTTGCTTGATCTGGAAATCTTTTAAAAACATCTTGAAGTTCTCCAAGAAGCAAAGTCGGACCTTCATCAATCAACTCACCTTCTTTAAAAGCATCATCATAAAGCTTAGAAATTCTTTCTTGAGCAAAATCTTTACGTTCTTGCATCTCTTCTAAAATATTAGTCCCACCGCTAGTTGGAAATAAATCTTGTGTCAAAGTTTCTTTTACTTCTTCTCTTCCCTCAGCAATTTTTCTTTCTGCTGCTCCAGAGATTATTTGACTAGGACCTTCCCCTTGCTTTCCTACTAACATTGCAATTTCAGTAGTTGCTCTGTTTGTCGTAGCAGGGATTCTTCCGTCAATTACCGCTTGTACAATGTCATCAGGGGTAACTTGCGCTGTTTTAGCCATGTCTTGTATAACAAGAGATAATTGTTCATCAGGCAAGCCTTGAACATTTCTTCTAAAAATTTCTTTAGCTTTATTAAACAAATATCCAGCAGGTTTTTTAGCGTAATTAATTCCAGCATAAAAAACGGGGTTTAAAATTGCACCTTGTATCGCCCCCGATTTTGCTCTTTCAATTCTTGACTCTCCTTCTTCCGCAGAACCTGACCCTACAATAGAACCTAGAACAGTACCCTCAACAGCTAAAGCAGGATATAAACGCAATGCCTTATCTGCAAATTTAGCAGCAATAAATCTTGCAGGCATTATGTTTGCAAAAGTACTTCCTATAATCTTCCCTGTAAAATAAGCAACAGGGTCTGCTTGCATTTGCTGCACATCAAAATCACGAAGCTCTTGCAATGCTTGTTCGTAAGCTTGTTCAGACATTTCTCCTTTTTCAAGAGAACTTCTTAAGTAAGCCCCTGTTTCATCAGCCCACTCTAAAAACACACCTTGAAGCGCACCTGTCGCAGTGGACTTTGCTTGTTGAATAGGGTCAATACTAAAAATGCTTTCATAAATGGATTTTGCTTCTTGATCTGAAATAGCCATTTTATCTTGCTTGCTCTACGGCTCTTAAAAGCCCCATTTTTTCATCTAAAGTTAATGTGTAATAATTTCTAGGAGGTTTTTCTTGCTTTAAAATTTTATTTATATCATCTATCCTAGGGTGGCTTGAAATATTTTCTACATATAAACGATAAAGTTCTTTGTCTTTAGCGGTAAAGTTTATTTGTTGTGCTGCGTCTTTCTCAAGCTGCTCGAATTCTTCCTGTTCATCTTTGTAATCACCGTATTTGATTAACGAATTTTTTTTCCAATCTGTATACGGCACAACAGTGTCAATTTCGTTTTTTCGGAAACCTTCGCTTGATGCAATTTGTTTTGTTTGATTGTAAAGGTCATCGTAAATTTGACCCCTGCCTTTTAAAAAGTTTGTTCCTTTTTGTACAAAATCTGCTCTAACTTCTGGGGTAAATAAAGCACCACTAATAGGTTTGTCAACAAAATTTTTAATCTGTTGACCAAGCGCACCTGCTCCAGCAGCAGCTCTAAACTCAGACTCTCGGACAACAGAGCCGGGGTCTAACAACTTCATAAAGTTAAACACCAATGCCAAGTCTCCAACGCCTCTTGCCAAAGGATTGTCTGGATTGACAGCAGCAGCTTCTCTTAGCCGACTATAATCAAAAATTGCTTTTTTCATGTCTTTAGTTTCTTGTGAGTCTAACCATTGTTTCCTAAAAGTACCCCTTTCTTTTCTTCTCTCGGATTCTTGCTTACTTAAAAGATTTGATACCTGAAGCGTTTTTAATGGAAGCTCTTTGTCGTATTTTCTTATGTCTTGTACTCTTTTTAACATCCCTGTACCAAGTACAGTTGTTCCTGCTGTAAGAGACCCGCCAAGAGTAGAACCGGGTTTTGATGCGTTTTGTGCCATCCCAAGAAAAAATAACAAAGATTTTTCAGCACCAGAAAGTTTTTTTGGCTTGCCTCCAAGCAAACTTGATATGTCATTCATTTTAAGGCTAGAAAAATCCTTAACGCTGACTCCATTTTCTAAATATTGCTTGGGATCAATTCCAGTTATAGCTTCTTTAGTGCTAGATTCTTTACCATTGCCAATTAAATTTTGAAATAATCGGCGATTTTCAGGATCTAAACCAAGATACGGACTTGCTTGATCTGTTCCGTATTCAGAAAGATTTACGTTTGCTAAAAGATCAAGCAAACCAGTTGATTTATCGCTTGTAATCAAAGGATCTTGCGCTTGTAATGCAGTCTCAACCATTAGCTATTTTCCTGTAAAATAGGCACTTGCTGCCGTACCAAGACCACCAATCATCGTCCCAAATATGGAAGATTGTGGAACATTTTGCATCCCAGTGGCATAGCTATAATTTTGTGCGTTGTAAGGAACACCTTCAAGAATCCCAGTCGCATAATTCAATTGCTCATACGGAAAATTTCGTTGATCAAGGTAATCAGCAAAGGCTAAGTCATAACCTTCTCGGTCTATGTTTCTTCTGGCTTCCCCTATTCCAATTAAATTTCCTGCTTGTGATTCGGTTAAGTCTTGAGACAAAGGAACATAAGATTGAAGCTCTTGCGCCCTTCGTTGCCTCGCTGCCTCTCTCGATTCATACGCATTTAAACCCGCTGTGTTCGCTTGGAAACGCGCTTGTCGGTCTCTTTCGGACTGTGCTGCGCCAAACTCTAAGCCTTCCCTAGCAGCTTGCGCTCTCGTTTGTGCCATTGCATCCATGCCTTCACCATAGGTTTGACCTTCTTGGATGCCAAGCCTAGATCCACCAAAAGCTCCTGACCGAGCAGCGTTAGCTCGATTGGCTATTTGATTACGTTCTATTTGCTTTTGGATTTCTGCAATCGCAGGGTCAACACTTTGTTGATATATATCAAGGAATGGCTGCATCTGCTCCATAGTCATCGGTTCACCGACAAGGGTGCTGTAATCTTGACCTGTAAACATCTCTGAACCCATGTCTTGCGCTGCTTCATAAGCTGCATCAAGATAGCTTGTATCTCCTGCATTCGCTCGCAACATTTCCATGCCAGCTCGTTCGTCAGCGGTCAGAGTGTCTCCGTCGTAAGTTGGTCGTCTTGCTCCCATGTATTGCGGATAATCAGATCCTGCCAAAGCTAACGCCTGTTCTGCAAGTGTCTTACCTGCTGCGCTCATCCATGTTGGAATTGATGTGCCAGTAATTACACTTTCGGCAGTAGGCAATGTGTCGTAAGTTTGTTCAAAAAGTTTAGGCATCGTATTATCCCAATCCACCCATCGCACTTTCTGGCATTGGTGCTTCTGCAACTGGTTCGCTCATTCCTCGCATTGTGCCATCTGGTGACATATCTTGTACCGCTTGAATAATTTCGCCTAGCTCTGGCAAAAACTTAACCACAACATTAATCACTTCAGGTGTAATGACTTGATCTAGCATTTTTAGCTCATCTTCAGATAAAGAAGAAAGCCTTGCTAAAAGCACCGCTTGGATCTCTTGAGAAGGGCGCATTAACGTCGCCTGAGCCTCTGGAGGCATTTCTTTTGCACTTGGAGGGATATTACCACCTTCCATTGGTGGAGGAGGCGTTGCTCCTGCCATCATAGGGTCAGGCATTGGGGGTGGTGTTCGACCTCCTCCCATTGGATCTGTCATTGGGGGTGCGCCTTGAGGCATCATTCTTGGATCAACAGCCATAATTAACTCCTTTCACCATATAATACAGTATGGTCTTTTTGTTGGCAAAATGCACCAATCAACCAACAAGTCGGCTCAAAAATGCGTCGATAAACTTTTCCTAAATAATCGGGCTTTTCTCTTTTCCCGTAAATATACTCAATCTCATTAGCTCGGTGAGTTGCTATGTGTCTCCAAAAGCCCACTCCCTTACCCTTTCTCATGCGTTTGACTACCCCGATAGCCCAAAAATGATATCCACGCACATGCTGTTCTGACAAATGCTCGTCAGTAAATTTATAATCAAGCAACACTTGCCTTCGGGTCATCAAGCCTTGCCGTAACAATTCGTTACAAATGACCCTAGTAACAGCTTCAACTAAGCCACCTGCTGCCAATGCGCCAAAGCCACCGCCTCTTGCGCCAAAACTTTTAAATAAACTTTTTGTAAAATGACTTGCAACACCGACAGCAGCACCTCGTCCCAAAGCTTTTAATGGGTCTTTACCAATTGCCAAGTCTGCAACAAAAGTTCCAACCCCTGCACCTATGCTTTGCCCAATACCTTCTGTGCTAAGAATTGAATCTTTAAAGCTAGGGGTAGGATTTTGAGCAGCAAAATTTGCATCAAGCGCGTTAAGTTGTGTTGTTTGTTCTGCATCACTAAGGTCTTTGTTTGCTAATATAGCTTTTCTGCGATTGTCTCTAACAAGAATAGCGTTTGCTGTAGCGTTCTTTGCTGTTGTTGCTGTTTTTGGAGATAAAAAACGATCTGCAAGCCCACCAACAACAGCACCGCCAAGTGCGCCACCAAAACCAGCAATTTGTTCTGGAGAAATCATGCTTTCTTGGTCAGCCGTTGTAGCAGCCTCGTAAACCTCTTTATAATTAGCCAAAGCCTCTCGGTGCATTGTGTCTTCTGGGTCGTAAACAATTTCCCCTGTTTGAATTTTTGTAATAAAATTTGCAAATGGAAAAGCAGCAGTACCGTAAAGAGAAGGATCTCTGCCTTCAAATGGATTTGTATTCGATTCAATTTGAAAAAGTGGAATCTTTTCTTCTTCTGCCATCAGGAAATCTCCAAGTAGCTTGCTACAACATGTAACCTGTTTGCCGTAGCAGCGTTAAATTTTAATATTTCAGCCTCATTTACTACTAATGGCTGAGTCAAAAGCTCAATCGTCGTATTTGCACCAACCGCTTTGACCTTAAAAAGACTGAACACAGCACTTGCTAAGGTGAGTGTAGCAGTAATCGTATCGGCATTGCCACTGTCTTCGCTTATTAAAATAGACTTAAACACCGCTGTTTTAGCAGCAGGACAAGTATAAAGAGTCGTCACATCTGTCGTAGTAAGGTCTAGCTTTGCGTTTTTGTAGACGTTAGCCATTACAAAAACCACGCAACTTGTTCTGCGTCCTCAAGAGTTGTTTGTTTTGACGCATCTGTAGAAAACTTTGCATTCTTTAATTCAAGTTCAATAGTCGTTATTAATCGGTCAGCCCACGGTTTAGAATACTGTGGTAAAGCAGACGGAAGGCGAGCTAATAGGCTTGGCGCACCACTCATCGCAACGAATCCTCCCTTGCATCAATTCTAAAATCACCCAACACCCAAGAATCTTGAGTGCCTGTGCTTTCAATTTTAAAATTTACCTGACGACCTTTTGCACGTAACGAGGTCTTTTGGGTTGTTGGTGTAATCGTAAACGGACCTTTTGCTACAGCATCTGCACTAGGGTATTTCTTGGCATTTACGGTTAAAAATAAATTTGTGTTTGTCTCCATCGTCGCGTCAGGAACAACCTTATCGATTAAAAAGTTTCTGTCACCAGCAGGGTCTAGCTCAATGTAACTGCTTTCGATGCTCGCTGCCATGTTGCTTCCATTGTCAGACGTTCCTGTCTCATGGTTGTACAAATAACCACCCTCGTCAATAGCGACAGGGTTTTTTACCGCGCCAAAAGAGTCTGACCAACAAGTTCGAGTCATGCTGCCGACAGACCATGTATCCTCAAAGTAGTTATAAGACACATAACTGTCAGGTTCTGGGTTCTCATCATCTGAGTTTGCAGTGGAAGGATACCACCACGTAACCTCGTTAAACTCTTTGTTATGTCCTGCAAAACATTTATCCATGTAAATTTGTTGCATACGGTTAAAAACAAAAAATTTCACAGTGCAAGGTATCTCGCGCACCGTACCGTCGTAAATAAAGAAAGTGTCTTGTCCCATCCAATACACGTTGCCATCTACCGAAATCATAGTGTTCTTGCCACCAGCACCGCAATTTGTGCCTAACAAGCGAAAAGAAAATGTAAACGGCGGTCCGATAAAACTCATCCCGTACATTGCTTCGTCGGTGCTTATTAAAGTCTCTTCTTTTGAAGCAACCATCGCAACAATTTTTGTTCCAATCTCTAGTCTTTGGTCGCCTGCTGTGTTTTCAGAGGTAGGTGTCCACTTTGTAAAATCTTCTTGAGTGCTAAAACGCACTAACATCGGATCAAAAACTCCAGCAAGCGAGGTACAGCCAGCAGCGATTGCGTGTCTATCAGGGAAGCTAATTGTTGTGACTCGGTTAATAGCTGGCACATCGGATGCTCCAGCCTCAGCAGAGACTAAAGCAGCACGAGTTGCGCTCTCGGACACATCAAAGTAATAGATTGCGCCATTCCTAACAGTTGCAAGTAAGTCTTCGCCCCACAAGTTTAATGAAAACTGCGAGTTTTCTAGGTTTACATCTGATTCAGAAGTTGCTCTTGGAGTATTCCAAGTTCCACCGTTCCATGCGCCAGTACCCCAACCAAGAGCAGGTGAGGCGGTTTGATTGCCAAGACCTTCTGCGTTTCCAATTAAATATTCAATATCAATAGTTGTGCCACCCCCTGTTGCATCTGAAGTTGCTGCGGTTGGGGATGTAATGGTGTAGCTATTGTTATTAACCACCGTTTGTATTTCATAACCATAGTAAGCATTAATCGTGTCTGCGCTTATCCCACCTGTCGCTGCGCCACTTTTTATTTTGACAAAGTCTCCTGCGGTTGCCCCGTGAGATGCGTCAGTTACTGTAATCGTAGTGCTGCCATCGGTCACCGCTAATGGGTTGGATAAATTAGATGTTTCTTTGCGTAACGGTGTGATGTCATACAGGTGATCATTTTCTAGCATAAACAAATGATTGTGCGTTCCAATCGCAATTCGATCTTCTTCATCTGAAAAAGAACGCCAAAGCACAATGTTTCTAGCAGAGCCAATAATTTGCTGCTCAGTAGAGGTAAAGCCAGAAGAGGGGTCTAGAGCAAAAATTATGTTTTTCTGCCAACCACCAATCTTAGTTGGAAAGCCATTTCTAAAGCGCACTAGGTTGGAGTCAATCCAGAACGGACCTGCTTTCCCTGCTGCGTAAGCAGTTAAATCCTTAACAACCCCTGATTTAAATTTAAGTATTTGATACATTTTTCATCCGCTTTACTAGTCGCTCGGCTCGGTTAGTGACTTGTCTATACCACAGGCTATCAACCATCTCGTTTGCTGCTAATGCCCAGTTTCTTGAGTCAACCCCTCGTTTCATGCCTTTAAACTTAGACAAATTGGTTCGACCCAAGTTAAACATCATGTTAGCAATAATTAACTGTGCTTCCGTTGGTAGCTCATCAAAATCGTCATAAAGTGCTTTGCATTCGTCAATACAAGTATTAACGTCTTTGTCGAAACACTCATCAACTCTTTCCTTTGACACTTGCTCCCCAATCGACAGCAGATACTCTGGGTCGGTTGGTTGAACCAAATGACCTACGCCAAAAGTTTTATAGCCTAGGTGATCAAGGTAAATTTTGTAAACAATACCTTCGTCAAGCTCTAGGTCATTTTTTAAACGCTTGATGTTCACAAGAAGTTTTATTCTTTGTTTGGGGGTAACATCTTTGCTTTACCTACGTTTAACGCAAGCAATTCAATTGCCTTGTAAAGCTTTCCTAACAATTCATCGTCTTTTGGTGTTTTAGTTACCGCAGCAAGAAAACTTGCTCCGCAAACAATCGCGGTTACTATTCCAATAATCTCAGCTATCCATTCCAACATATCAATCACTCCTCTTTGTCGTAATCTCGATAAAATTTTACAATGGTCAGTATGTTTTTAGTATACCTTTTTATCTCAGCCATGTTCATGGCTAAATTTTCGTATTGTTTAGTAGTCAGCGCATAGTAGGGTTTGCGCGGTGCTTTGTTTTCGTCAATCAACCCCAAATAGGTTGTCATAGTCTCTGGAGTAAGCACCTCAAATTGCACA